GGAACGGACTTGATGGCGACGGAGACAGCGTGGCGGTTATGGCAGGTGATGGGGGAAATCTTCTCAAACCGCTGGACGCAGAAGAACGGGGCAGAGCCTACGGCCCTCTGGATAGCTCAGATAGGTTCGATGACTGAGGCGCAGATCAAACTGGTCTGTCAGCAATGCATGGAGCGCTGCGCATTAGGTAATACCTGGCCCCCCGATCTCGCTGAGTTTGTTTCGCTGGTTTCAGAGAGTGGAGCTAATCCCTTCGGGCTGACATCTGAACGGGTCATGACGGAGTATCGTCGCTGGCGTAACGAGTCTTATCGTTTTTCGGGGAGTGACAAATATCCGTGGGCGCAGCCTGTGCTGTATCACATCTGCATCGAAATGCGCAGAACTGGCGTTGAGCGCCAGATGACTGAGGGGGAACTTAAAAAACTGGCTGAAAAGCTGTTAACCAAATGGGCGAAGCACGTAAGCAACGGGCTGTCGGTTCCACAAATTCGTCGCCAGCTTGCTGCACCGCAGCATCCGGCAGGGCCAACTCCGGCACAGCTGCTGATGGAAGAGTACAAGCGCCGCAAAGCGGCAGGTTTAACCAATTAATCGAGTATTGACCAATGACCAAATCCTTAACCCAAAAAGAGCAGGTGGCAGTTTTTGTACGCTACCAACCGAACTGTGCAGTTGGCGACGTTTCCGAGGCGCTTGATATGCATGGCGCTACAGCTGGGAAGTTACTGAGAGAGTTAAGTGACGAAGGGATATTAAACCGGACACGTAACAGCGTTCAGTTTACTTATTCGGCTGCCTCTGATGCGGAAATTCCTGAGGTGGTACTTCCGTGCATGGTTGAAAAAAGCGATCCAGTCAGGATGCAAGCTGCCGAGAAAAAAGCGAAGGAGCTTGAGGAGAAGGGCCTGTGGCGACGTGCTGCAGCTGTGTATGCGGATATGTTTGGGATCGCCGCGAGTTCTGTTGAGGTTGCCCGTATTGCCAAGCGTCGCAAAGATTGCCTGCGCCAGGCGGGGAGGGCATAACCGATGCCGAGACCTAAAACACAAAGTGAGCGGGCTCAAATCATCACGCGGATCATCGAGTTGGTGAAGGAGCATGGACGCATCACGACAAATGACGTCGTTGCGATGTTCGATCTCCATCGCACGACTACGGAGAAATACATCCGTACAGCCGTTCAGAGTGGAGAACTTATCCGTTATGGCCGGTGCGGCATTTTCCGTGATCAGCGTGCTGTTATCGACTTTGACCTTAAACGTTTTTCACACAGCAAGGTGGCATCATGAATGAGCGAGGCATGATTTTTAACGACGAGATGGTCCGCGCATTGCTCGACGGCCTGAAGACTCAAACCCGGCGGATCGTTAACTGGCGTGGACTCAGTGAAGGTTTGAATCTGAACTTTTCAGGCCTGAAAGTATGCGAATACCCGAAAGGCTGGGTTATTGAATCTGATAGCCGCTTTTCTTGTGAATGGCGCAGTCAGCCAACACCTTGCCCGTACGGTGCTGATGGCGATCGCATATGGGTGCGTGAGACCTTCTCATGCATTGGAAATGAAGACGGCCATCCAGTGGATACTGACGGTAATCTTTGCAGCAGGGAAGATGCCCAGCGCATATACCGCGCCAGTGCGATTAAGAAATCAAATAACTACGGCCTTTGGACTTCTCCGGATGGCTTCGATTTTGAAGGTGCCTGGACGCCATCAATCCACATGCCTCGCTGGGCCTCCCGCGTTCTGCTTGAAATCACTGCTGTGCGCATTGAGCGGCTAAATGATATTAGCGAAAAGGACGCCCAAGCCGAAGGCGTAACGCAGCTGCAAGAAGGATTCTGGAAACACTATCAGCCCGGATGGACTCAGCACCAGCTCAGCGCCAGGGGATCCTTTGCAACGCTTTGGGATTCAATTTACGGCGAAGGTGCATGGGATAGAAACCCTTGGGTCTGGGTAGTCGAGTTCAAACTCATCGGGGAGGAAGCCCTATGAGTAAATCATTAAACGCACGTTGCATCCGCCGCTGGGAAGTTGAGTTCAAAGGCCGCTGCGATTCGAAATACAGCCCTTACTGGCGTAAGCGGGATTTACGCGGCTACATCCGTGAATCAGCCCTCATTACAGCTGGCTGCATGGTTGAGCGTATGGCAGAAGACAATGCCAGGGTTGCTTTTTGTGGGCACCACCATGGCTGGTCGCCAGAGTTCTCCGCATGGTACGACGAACGTCGTGAACAGTACCTCAAAGAGGCACTCGATTATCTGAACGAAGAAGCCACCAACGATGAAATCGACGAAGAGATTCAGAACGAGTTGGAGGCGTGGAATGACTAAGCAGATGGTTCAACATGATGAACTCACTTAGTAAGATTTTAATATCAAGTGCATTGTATAGATTGAATGAATGTAGCTGGTGGATGTTCAGGAAACGGTTTGCCTAGCCTGATCGAGTTTTTTTGGGTCGCAATCAAAACCATCGCGCTCTGATAAATTCGCTAACGGTGGTGGGGCAAGTCACTCTTCTGGAGTTAAGCTTATCGAAACTTGCTGCTCTATAAATTATAATCCCCTCTTGAAGAGGGGAAGAACTGAGAGTGGGTATAAAATGATCAATCACAAAGTAATAGATTCCCTTAGTTGGGTCTATTCAATATTCGATATTAAATTATTAACGTTAATTGCTACAGGCTTCACAATTTATTTCGGGTATTTGAAAGTAACAAAGAAAATCTGTGTGTCATATAGTATTACTCATACTAAGTTATATGATTCTCATATAACTAATTTAGTTATATCTAATAAAAGAGATAATACACTGGCGTTATCATCAGTATATTTAAGTATAGGTGAGCAGGGGCGTTTCGAATTGATAAAATTTGACGAACCCCTTTTATTAAAGGCATTTGATACCAAGTTAGTTGATGTGCCTAAATACAGTAGCCTCATTAACAGACATGGCCCTGTCAAAATTAATCTTTTAGATCGTTTAAGCTTTCACGCAGTGACCATGTCTGGCGATGAGGTTCAATGTTATACTGAAAGTCCTGTGATGACTAACATCTCAGATTTACGTATAAGAAAATTCACCTCAAAATTTAGAGGTATAATACTAACGAACAAAATGGGTTTTATCTTTTCATATTTTAAAGATGGTGAGCGAATAGATATAATAATCGACAAGCACGGGTTTATATCAGAAAACTCACCTTTTGAATTTAATTGCATCCCTGATATCACTCCTGAATCATTTAGAGATGCAATAATCAATGGTCGTTATTACCTTATTTTCACTAAATATGAATTATTCAAAGTGCAAAATGATCTAAGCACAGAAAAAATTCTAACTCACGCACAAGTTAATGATTATATGAAAAATAAAAATGAAGATACTATCAGCAGTAGTTGATGGAGCCGCTTTGAAAGATATTTAGTTATCAATGCTTACATTTGAGCTTTAACTTACTCCATATCTAAAGTTCCATATTCTGTGAGTGTTAGTCACAAGTTCCTATTGATTAACAAAAAGTGCTCTTAAACCGTTGCAATGCTCGTATGTTAGGTTTATAAATACACTGTATGGATGAACAGTATATTGGTTCGGAGAAAAAAATGAGAGTTGAGCTAACCATTGATCGTACAAAGAAACTGCCTGACGGTGCCGTACCTGCACTCGAAAGAGAGCTACTAAAACGGCTTAACGACAAGTTTGATAACTGCTCCCTTATCATTAAACGAACAACTGCAGATGGCTTGACAGTTCTAGGTGCCGATAAAGACGATAAAAAGACGATCGAGCATATCCTTCAGGAAACATGGGAAAGCGCAGACGATTGGTTCTACTGATCGGATATGCATTAACTTTTCCAGATTCGCGAAGGGGGAATCGGTGGTGGTGGAAAAAAAAGAATTACCAAAAAAGGGTTATGCGGTCATCAGATGTCACGATGGGGTTATCGTTGCACGACTGCACTCATTTCCTGAAAGTGAGCGCGCTTTGATGTACAGGCGGGGCGATGAAGTATCGTTCATGCCGCTACAGGAAGATGAGATTGTAGGTACACCAACACTCTTTACGCAGATGCTTGAGCGGGCTGGTTATCGCGTTTCCAAGAATTCTGTTACACTCCCGTCATAGGCCTGAACACCCTATACCTGCTGCGCCACTGGAGAGACACCATGGCGCAAACACCAAACCAGAATAAATTCCTACTGACCCCTCAAAAGGCCAGCAATTTCCTTTTGATGTCATTCCTTCTGGGGGTGGCATGAAGAAAAGCTGGTTCACTCACTCCGGACTGACAACTGAAGAAGCCAATGAGCTGGTGGCGCGCTATAAGTCTAAAGGCGTTCCCGTTGAGAAAAGCCTAGATATTGATCCTCGGCTTTGGATAGTCAGCGCATTACTCCCGCAGCAAAAATCCTCACCTAAGACAGCGCAAAGCATGCGCTCCCGGACATGGGGATGATCGTGACAGTCTACAACATCCTCCCCATGGGTAAGCCCCGCATGACGCGTGCAGACAAATGGAAGAAGCGCCCTGAAGTTATGCGTTACCGGGCCTTCTGCGATCACGTCCGGCTCATGGGCATCTGCATGCCTGAATCAAATTCACACGTTACCTTCGTTCTTCCGATGCCGAAGAGCTGGAGCAAAAAGAAGCGCGCAGAAATGAACGGGCAGCCTCATCAGGGTAAACCCGATCTCGATAATCTGCTGAAGTCTCTGATGGATGCGCTCTTCGAAGACGACAAGCATATCTGGGATTCAAGGATAACGAAGCTTTGGGGCGAAAACGGGCAGATCATTATCAAGGAGAGCGAGTAATGCGTGCGCTTCTGCAGCCTGTGATTGCGAGAGAACTTGGTGTCGTGCTGTTGAAGCCGGGCAGGGAACTGATGGAGTTATTCACAGCAGGCAGAATCCTGATCGAGCGCCAGCCAGAAAGTATGGCCGGGTATCAAACTGGTCGTGTTCCGGATGCGCGGCAGCCACTGGAAGACAACGAGCAGCTGCGAAGCTTCTTTTTGAATGAAAAGGTCCTGATTGCAGCCGGTGGAATAAGCGGGCTTGATTACTGGTTGCTGAAGTACGGCGGCGGAAATTGCCAGTACGCTCACAGTGATTACCACTATCACGAACTAACCATCATGCATCATGAGCCGGGGTCTATCCTGCTTTGTGGCTATTGCGACAACCAACTGCGAGAGCAGCGTACCGAGGCGCTGGCAGAACTGGCAGGCAGAAACGTAATTGCCTTTGTTCTGGATTCTATTCGTATTTCTCTCGGTATCGACAAAAGTCGCGAGATTTCCCTCGCGGAACTCAGCTGGTGGGCTGTTCGTAAGTCAGTAACGGATGCTTTACCGGAATGTTGTGCTCGGGAAGTGCTTCGTTTACCCGAAGAAAGCGAGATTGGACGCGAAAGCTATATTACGCCTGCAGTACCGGCCACCAGCATCCTTGGCGAATTAGTTTCAGCCGTTGACCTGCCTGATACGCTAACAGAACCGCTGGTGGGCGTGATAGTGGATCCGGCACCGCCTCAATCTTTTATGCGTCGTCCAAAGCGCCTGCGCTGGGAAAATCGCGATTATCTGAATTGGGTTAAAACACAGCCCTGCGAATGCTGCCAGCAGCAATCAGACGACCCGCACCACTTAATCGGATGGGGGCAGGGTGGCATGGCAACGAAAGCGCACGACATTTTCTCCATTCCACTTTGCCGAAAACATCATACCGAACTTCATAACGACCGCCTGGCATTCGAGCGCAAATATGGCTCACAGCTGGAAATGATCATTAAAGTGCTGGACCGGGCCTACGCGCTCGGCGTTCTGGCGTAAGGAGCGAACAGGATGACACCACGTCAACGCCGTAATCATATTGAAGCGCTGGGTAAAGCAGCGACTGCACCGCGTAAAAGCTGGTTGGGTAAGAGCATGCTGCTGACAAGTATTCAGGCTGCCTGGATTAAGTCATTGCTGACAACATGGGGAGAGGGGGTAAGCGGTGGAACAGCCCCACGTTTACCCCGTGCGCACGCCTGCTGGGATGTCCTAAAAGGAGGGCGATGGTCAGATAAGGCATTGTCTCGCTTTACAGCAGCACTCGAACAAGCTCGGGGCGAAGGATTCAGGGGGCCGCAGGCGCTTAATCGTGCCCACGCTATCCTGTGGCCACAGCCAGCCACCAGCATAATTGATGAAGCCATGCACGCTGAAGACGTTGATTTTGTCGAGCAGTCAGTGCTTCAGGCGCTTGATGTAAATGATCCGGTTTATATCGTCGGTCTACAGTATTACACCACGCGCAAAAAAATCTCTGACATTACGCGGGAGTTACAGTCGATCGCGCCGTGGCTAACGGATTGGGAGGCCAGAAAACGTGTTCGCTGGTGCCTGGAAATTTTCAGGGCGAAGGTTTTTTTATCTACGAGGCAACTCTTAGCTGAGCAGAGCTGAATTACCAGGCCTTTAGCTTTTAGTGCTTTATTTCTATTTTGTTATTGAAAACGAGCCAGGAATTTAGATAATTCATTCATGCTTGGCAGAGCTGCGCCGCGATGGCAGCGAACTAAAGCGACAATTTGAACATAACGAGAGCCCCGCCAGTCGGGGCTTTTGCTTTACGGCGATACGACAGGGGTATTCGCGAGGTGCATTGCATCAATACCCCTGTCATATCGTCGTTTTTTTCTAATCAAACCGCTTCAGGCCATATAAAGACCTTTCCCGTCTCAAACCTGCATTAATGACTTGCTGTGGGTGGCAAGCAGAGTTATCTGTATGTCACACCATCAAAACAGGTAAAAGACATGCAAAATCAGTCTTATATGACAGCAGAAGCAAAGGCGGTTTTAAACGAACTAAGCACCACACCAGCCACTGCAGGTGAAATTGCAGAGAATACGCATCTGAGTCTGGCGCGCTGCCAGTTCATACTCACGCAGCTGGTGATGGCGAAGTTTTCGATATACCAATTCGGATGTTACAAGCGCCTCCAGTGATGGGGGCTTTTTTTTGTGAAATGGGCGGCTGGTGGGTGTTGTAGCACCCGGCCAGCCATTTGCTCATGTAGAAGGTCACAAGCGAACCAAGGCCCACCGCTTTAGCGCTAAAGCACAGTGAGCCTACCAGAGACCCGCTTACTGATCTATGAAAAATACTGTAAAAATATCCAGTGCTCAATTAGTAAACACCGATTGCCTTCAGTATCTTGCGCAACTTCCTGATGACTCAATAGACCTCATTGTTACAGACCCGCCTTATTTCAAGGTGAAGCCGAATGGCTGGGATAACCAGTGGAACGGCGACACCGATTATCTTCGCTGGCTTGATATGTGTCTTGCCCAGTTCTGGCGAGTCCTCAAGCCTGCCGGCAGCCTGTATTTGTTCTCAGGTCACCGACTTGCATCGGACATTGAGATCATGATGCGTGAACGATTCAACGTCATGAACCACATTATCTGGGCGAAACCCTCGGGGCGCTGGAATGGATGCAATAAGGAGAGCCTGCGCTCTTACTTCCCGGCGACGGAGCGCATCCTTTTCGCTGAGCATTATCAGGGGCCATATAAGCCGAAAAGCGACGGATTCAGTGAGAAAAGCAACGAGGTTAAACAACATGTTATGGCCCCGTTAATTTCTTACTTCCGTGATGCAAGAGCTGCGCTGGGGGTAACGTCCAGACAAATCGCGGAGGCCACTGGAAAGAAAAACATGGTGTCCCACTGGTTCGGG